CATTCAGCGTATTCAAGTTGAAAAGTACGTTGGGATAACTTATGAAGAATTTTTAAAAATGAAATTTGGAGGAATTTAAAATGAAATATGATGCTTTAGTAATGGTAAACAACCAAAATAAAGAAACAAGAAGAAAAATGGAAGAAAGAAAAATTAAGAACAGAATCAAAAAACTTGTAAGAAAGGTTGGGCTATCAAAATGACAATCAGGGAAAAACTTGAAATAGAAATGGACAAGGAAGAGATTAAGAAATGGGAGGGAAAAAATGCTGACAGTGAAAAATCTGATAAAAATACTGCTCCTAGTAACTGCAACAGTCCTTATACAGCTGGAAGTGATTAGGGAAAAAGGGCGATGGGTCGCTGGTGGAAACCTGGTATTTCCAATACTGCTAGGCGTACTTCTTTGGTGGAACTGGTTTTTTAAGAAAAAATTGAAATGATGGAGCAGGTTATGAAACTGAAAAGGAAATTAAGAAAACAGAAGGAAAAGCAGGAACTGGTGTCAAAGGCGCTGGACTATAAAGAATTTTCAACACAGAAGAACGAAAAGACAAAGGTTTTCTCAATGATGGCGTTGTCAAATCTGTGCAAGCATTACAGAAATTATTTCAGCATACCTAATATCACAGACGAAAATCTTGTAAATGGCGATACAAAAATACCTGCGCTGACTGAGAGAAATACGCTTTGGTGCACTTTTAAGCTTGAGGACATTATTCAAAGAACTTTCAGGGCTGTGAGCAGGCTCATACAGGAATATGAGTACGAGGATCTGCAGAATCCGAACCAGCGAAAAATAAAAGATTTTAAAAATGAATTTGTGATTGTTGAGTTTTCCAAGATGTATCAAAAGGAACTGACGGAATTAAAGTTAAGATTTGGTAAATATCTGAAAAGCAGTTACAAAGAAACCGAGAAGGCTTTGAAAGAGATGATTGTACTGTTTGCCTACTATGAGATATTTAAAAAGCAGATTCAGGACAAACTGAATGATTTCAGTAAAAACAACAGGATGTACATGAAAACTTTTATCACGAAGACAGATAGGAAGTTTGAAGAAATAAAAGATGTCATTATAGAAGGCGGAGAACCTGACTTCAAAAAGGATATGCTGGAGCTTCTGAAATTCGAGGAGGCTGGGATTAAGATTAAATGGGTTGGGTACAGCAGGAAAACGGCTTTGAAAATGAAACAAGAAATAAATTAAAAATAGTGGAGGTATAAAACATGATTGGTATTCAAGTAGATGAAGACGAACTTTTGATAGACGGAACTATTAAATGTGAATCAGAAGAGGATTATTATATGATACTTGATGAGCTTTACAGGGATAGAAGGGAGGAAATAAAAAATGAGAACTTTGACTGATGTTCCAATAGGAATAAACGGAAAAATTCATTATGCAGATGTTATGGTACGTGGAACTGTTTCAGAAAAGTCAGAATGGATTTTGGAAGAGTTTAAGAAGCTGCCGCTTTATCTTCAGGAAAAAATGCTGAAAGATTTGGGAATACTAAAAAAAAATGCCGATACTGCAAATATCGACAACATATAAAAACAAACTAAGTAATTATACCACTAAGAAAGGAAAAATGCAATGTGAAAAATTCAGGACTTACAGAAAAGCAGATTCAAATGCTGAAAAAGAAGTTTGACAAAGGCTATACACTAACCCAGTTTGCTGAAGACTTGGAACTTACCGAATACAACATAGGGGACTGGGAAGAAGGAGCCTTGACGGAATTAATTGAGAGGGGGGACTATCTGGAATATCTTGCCAGTAAGGAAGAAATACATATATACCGTCCATATAATGAATACGTTGAGGAATTTCTTAACAGGATTGATTGTGAGATAGATGGCTGGGAACACATAGACTGGAGCGACAGGAAGGCAATTTACAGCAATCTTTCAGAATTGAAAGGTGAGTTCAGGTTAAGAGTATTAATGGAAGAGCTGGATAGCTTGGGGGTAATTGATGATTATATTTTAGGAAACTTATAGGAGGATAAAAGAAATGGCAGAAAAGTTAAAACTACCAAAAAGACCAGTATTAAGATACGAAAAGGACTATGGCTATCAGGATTAGAAAAGCAACACATAACTTGCTTGATGTGGTTTCAGATGAAACTGGGTGGAGCAAAGTGGAAGTAATTGCAAGAATGGTTGAATTCGCATTTGACAATATTGAATGGGTAAGTGCTGACGAGTATATAAAAGACGATAAAGGAAGTGCTGAATATTGAAACTGAAAGTACAAAAAAAAAACAACTGTCAAATGAAAGCAAAATAGTTGAAATTATAAAATTGATGAAGGAGATATTAAACGATGGAATTAAAATTAGTGATCGAGATTGAAGAAGGAAGCAAACCAATAATTAAAGAGTTTTCAAGGGCGTTATTAGCACTTGGGAATACTACAACAATTACAAATCCTGCCGGAACAGTAGTTGGAAAAATTCAGAAATTTATGCAGTTGACACCCGCAGAAGATGATTATGCTAAACAAGAGATGAAAAATTGGCAGACTAACGATGTAAAAGAAATTGAAGCGGAAAATGGTACTGTGGAAAAGTCTGAGAACATTGTGGAAAAAACTCAAAAGAAAGTTGAGAAGAAGCCGAAAGAAGAAACCAAAACTGTAGAAACAGAAGCACCTAAAAAAGAAGAAGCAAGTGTTCCATCAGCAGCTGTTCCAACTTTAACACTTGAACAGTTAAGAGCTGGATGTGCTGAAATGTCAAGACTTGGAAAAGGTGCTGAATTAAGAAATCTCATAAGAGAAGTTTACAAGATACAAAAACTGGATGACCTGGATCCTAAAAACTACGAAAGTTTTGCGGATAATTTAAGAGAGTTAGGAGTAAGAATCTAATGGAAGGAAACCACAAGGATAGAAACCATGCCTTGCTTAGTGCAAGCGGGGCTAGCAGATGGATGAACTGCAACCCAAGTGCAAGGCTTGAGGACATGTTCCCTGATTGTTCAAGCGAGTATGCGGAAGAGGGGACTTTAGCTCATGAAATATCGGAGCTGAAACTGACAAAATACTTAAAACCTATGAGCCTTCGCACATTCAACAGCAAAATGAAAAAGCTGAAGTCACATAAGCTGTACAAACCTGAAATGGAAAACTATACGGATGTTTATGTGGATAATATAAAGGAGCTTCTGATGTCGTTTGATAAGCCAGGTACGGCTGAGATTGAAAAAAAAGTTGACTTTAGCGAGTATGTTCCGGAAGGCTTTGGAACCTGCGACTTTGTTACAGTAGATAATGGCACTTTGTACATACGAGATTTAAAGTATGGGAAAGGTGTGCCTGTATCAGCACAGGATAACCCACAGCTTATGCTTTATTCACTAGGAGCTTATCTTGAATTTTCACTGTTCAATGACATTGAAAATATAAATATGGGAATTATACAGCCGAGACTGGACATCGTAAGCATATTTGAGATCTCAGCAGACGAACTTATGAAATGGGCAGAGAATGAGGTCAAGCCCAATGCTGAAAAAGCATTCAAAGGTGAAGGTGATTTTAAGGTCGGACAATGCACGTTCTGCAGGGCAAGGGCTTTATGCAGGGCTAGAGCGGAAGCCAATATGTCACTTGAAACAGAGATGAAACTTAAAGGGAATATTTTAAGCAATGAAGAAATGGGGGAAATTCTTAACAGGGCAAGGGATGTCGTAAAATGGGTTAAGGATATTGAGAATTACTGCCAGCAAGCAATACTTCGAGGAGAGTATGTGCCAGGATGGAAAGTTGTTGAAGGCAGGTCAGTAAGAACGTTTTCAGATACCGAGAAGGCAATGGAAGTCCTGAAGGAAAAAGGAGTTGCAGAAGAGCTGATGTATGAAAGAAAAGTGCTTACGTTGACACAGCTTGAGGGAGTGGTAGGGAAAAAAGATTTCAATGAGTATGTAGGGGATTTCATAATAAAGCCTAAAGGTAAACCTACATTAGTGCCGGAGTCAGATAAAAGGGCTCCGTATGTAAATGATGTAATCAATGCAAGTGATGATTTTATAAATTTAGACAATAATGGAAAGGATGATTAGAATGGAAAACTTAAATGGAACTAGAGTAACAGTAAGAGGGAGATTAAGCTATGTGCATGTATTTAAACCGCATGCGGCTACACCAGGGGCAGAGGAGAAATTCAGTACAACAATTCTTGTGCCAAAAACTGATGTGGAAACAAAACAGAAAATAGATGCAGCAATAAAAGCCGCTACAGAGTTAGGAGTATCGGAAAAATGGAATGGAGTAAAACCTCCAACAGTGCCGAACCCTATTTGGGACGGAGATGGCGTAAAACAAAACGGTGAACAGTTTGGTCCTGAGTGTAAAGGGCACTGGGTGTTTACAGCCTCTGCAAAAGCTGACTATCCACCACAGGTAGTTGACAGAAGGGTACAGCCCATACTAGATCAGAGCGAGATTTACAGCGGGTGCTATGCAAATGTGGCAGTTAATTTCTTCCCTTATCTTTTTGCAGGAAAGAAAGGGATAGGTGCAGGATTAGGGAACATTCAAAAAATTAAGGACGGAGAGAGTCTTGCAGGTACAAGAACTGCCGAACAGGATTTTAATGTTGTCGATGATGAAGATGACGCTTTATATTAATAGAAATTCAGATAATCACGTGGGTTTATCCTGCGTGGTTATTTCAAACTAAGGAAGGATAAAAATCAGATGGATGTATTAAACATAGATATTGAAACGTTCAGCAGTGTGGATATAACGAAAGCAGGGCTTTATAAATATGCTCAGAGTGATGATTTTGAAATCCTTCTTTTTGCTTATTCACTGAACGGTTCTGATGTAAAAGTTGTAGACTTGGCTCAAGGGGAGAAAATCCCTGATGAAATAATTGAAAGATTAAACGATGGGAAAACTCTACTGCGAGCCTACAATGCAGCATTTGAGTGGTACTGCTTAAATCAGGCTGGATATTCAACTTCATTAAATCAGTGGGAATGTACAATGATTCACGCCTATTATGCAGGTTATCCTGGAGGACTGGAAAAAGTTGGTAAGGCATTAGGATTTAAGGATGATAAGAAAAAATCAACAACAGGGAAGGCTCTTATAAAATATTTCAGTGTCCCTTGCAAGCCTTCAAAGAGAAACGGTGAAAGAACTAGAAATTTGCCACACCATGAACCTGAAAAGTGGCAACTGTATATCGAATATAATAGGCAGGATGTTGTGGCAGAAATGGCAATTGCCGACAAACTGAGAAGTGTCGTTGTTCCTGAATTTGAATGGAATCTGTGGAGAACCGACATAAGAATGAATGCTAACGGAATCAAGATTGATACGGAACTTGTCGATAGTGCCTTGTATGTAAGTGATACCTGGAATGATCATTTAATGGAAACTGCAAGACAGATAACAAAGCTCGACAATCCAAACAGTACGGCTCAATTGTCAAAATGGTTAAAAGAAAATGGTGCAGAAGTAGAAAACTTGCAAAAAGCAACTGTGAAAAAACTGATTGACGAGACTTCAGGGGATGTGAAGAAAGTTCTTGAAATAAGACAGGAGCTTAGCAAGACAAGTACTAAAAAATATGTGGCAATGAGAGAAGCACTTGGAAACGACGGAAGAGTAAGGGGTCTTTTGCAGTTCTACGGAGCCAACCGTACTGGACGCTGGGCTGGAAGGCTTGTCCAGGTTCAGAATCTTCCACGAAACTACTTGGCGGATCTTGACGACGCAAGGGAAATTGTAAAAAGAAGAGATGTTGACACGTTAAGCGTTTTATACAGCAACATACCTGATACTTTGTCACAGCTAATACGTACAGCTTTTGTTCCGGAGGAAGGGAAGAAGTTTGTAATTGCAGATTTTTCGGCGATAGAAGCAAGAGTGATTGCCTGGCTTGCTGGAGAGCGGTGGAGAACTGAAGTGTTCAGAACTCACGGAAAGATTTACGAAGCGTCAGCTTCACAGATGTTCGGAGTTCCAATTGAATCAATCGCAAAAGGTAGAGAAAATTATCATTTGAGACAGAAAGGGAAAATTGCTGAACTTGCACTGGGGTATCAAGGCGGACCGGGTGCATTGACCGCAATGGGTGCGATAGACATGGGGCTTACTCAGGAAGAACTGCCTGAAATAGTACGGATGTGGAGAAATTCAAACCGGAGAATAGTTGACTTATGGTACAGCCTTGGAAATGCTGCAGTAGATGTAATTGAATCAGGCTCAAGGGTAGCAGTAAAAGACCTGTTACTAAGCAGGGAAGGTGATTTGGCAAATGGTATGGATTTTTTTACCATAACACTTCCAAGTGGGCGTAAACTGTATTACGCTAACCCTGGAACTAGGGAAAATAGCTGGGGGTCACAAGTTATTACTTACAAGTCAAGTAATCAGACAAGCGGAAAATGGGAAACAACAGATACTTATGGCGGGAAATTAACGGAAAATGTAGTTCAGGCTATTGCAAGAGATTGCCTTGCTGTATCAATTAAAAGATTAACTGAAAAAGGATTTAAAATTGTAATGCACATTCACGATGAGGTGGTCATTGAAGCACCTATGGAAACATCTGTAGATGAAGTGTGCGAGATAATGGGGCAGGATATTGAGTGGGCTGAGGGTCTTATATTAAGGGCTGACGGCTTTGAAACATTGTATTATAAAAAGGATTAGCGAAAGGAGGAAAATTGACAAACAGAGAGATAATAATATCAACTGCCGGGAGCAGAAAAGAAACTCACTGGAAAACCGAGAAGCTGCTGTGGAGTGAGTTTATTAAAAGGCTTGAAAATCCTACAAGGACAACTGAAACGTATGAAAGTTTTATGAAACTGAGAAAATCACAGCAGGATAACCTGAAAGATGTTGGTGGATTCGTTGCTGGAGAATTAAAAGACGGGAAGCGTAAAAATACAAACTTGTTAAGCCGTTCGCTAATCACCCTGGATCTTGACAACATTCCAAGCGGGAAAACAAAAGAAGTTATGGGAAAAGTGAAAGAATTGAATGTGTCGTATGTGATACATCCCACCCGTAAGCATTCTGAAGCGGCTCCGAGATTAAGAGTTATGTTCCTTGCAGACAGGGATATGACACCTGACGAGTATGAACCGGTATCAAGAAAAGTTGCCCAGAGGTTAGGGATTGAGATGTGCGACCCTACAACTTTTGAACCTGCAAGGCTTATGTTCTGGCCAAGCTGTTCGCAGGATGTGAACTATAAAATTTATTATAGTTTTAACCTTGAAAACCCACCTGTATCGGTTGACGGAACACTTAATTTATATGAAGACTGGAAAAATATGAGCGAGTGGCCACAAGTTCCTGGAGCTGAAAAAGTTACGGATAGGCTTCTCAAAAAACAGGAAAATCCATTAGAGAAAAGCGGACTGATTGGGGCCTTCTGCAAAACTTTTACGATAGCTGAAGCAGTGGAAAAGTTTATTCCGGAAGAGTATGAAATTTCTGATGATGGAAAAAGAATGACGTACACTCAAGGAAGCACATTTGGCGGAGCTATAATATATGATGATATCTTTGTGTATTCGCATCATGCAACGGATCCTTGCAGTGGAAAACTATGTAATGCTTTCGATATGGTAAGGCTCCATAAATTCTCTGATATGGACGCAGATTCAAAAGAAGGAACGCCTACGAGCAAACTGCCTTCATTTACTGAAATGTCAAGGCTTGCAAGAGAAATAAAAGAAGTGTCAGCAATATTGAATAAAGAAAGATACGAAAAGGCGGCACAGGATTTTACGACAATTGATGACGAGGATACAGATGTCGAGTGGATGAACCTGCTGGAAGAAAATGAGAATGGGAAGTATTTAAAGACTATAAAAAATATAGAAATTGTACTCGAAAACGATATAAATTTAAAAGGAAGATTTGCAATAGATGAGTTTGCGAACAGGGCAATGGTTGTGGGAACTACGCCATGGGACAATAGAAATGAAATAAGGCAGTATGAGGAAGTGGATGACAGCGGTTTAAGGAACTATCTTGAAAACAGGTACGGCCTTACCGGAGAAAACAAGGTCAATGATGCACTTCTGCTTGTTTCTCATAAAAGACGATACAACAGCGTAAGGGATTACTTAGAAAGCGTTAAATGGGACGGCAAGCCTAGAGTGGAAACACTTTTAAGAGATTATCTCGGTGCAGAGGACAGCGTCTATACAAGGGAAGTGATGAAGGTATCTTTGGCTGCAGCAGTTGCAAGAGCCGTTGAGGGCGGAGTTAAGTACGACTATATGCCAATATTTACTGGAAAGCAGGGAATCGGTAAAAGTACATTCTTAGCAAAACTTGGTAAAAATTGGTATTCTGACAGCCTTCAGACTTTTGAGGGCAAGGAAGCCGCCGAAATGATCCAGGGGACATGGATTAATGAACTTGGGGAACTTACAGGGTTTAACCGAAGTGAGACTAATTTGATAAAGCAGTTTTTAAGCAAGCAGGACGATATCTACCGTAAGGCTTATGGAAGAGTTACAGAGAAATATCCTAGACGTTGTGTGTTCTTTGGAACTTCAAATGATTCGGAGTTTCTAAGGGACAGAACAGGGAACAGGAGGTTCTGGCCGGTTGAAGTTGGAATTGTGAAACCTAAGAAGAGCATTTGGGATAACCTTGACAATGAAGTTGACCAAATATGGGCGGAAGCTTATACAAATTATATTATTGGAACAGATTTATTTTTAACTGGAGAGGCGTTAAAGATAGCGGAACAGAAGCAGGAAGAGCATAGAATCTCAAATGCAAAGGAAGGGATCATAATTGATTTTTTGGAAAAAGAAATACCTGAAGACTGGCATAAATGGAACTTAGAAAAAAGAAATGGTTTTTACAGCGGTTTCAATATCGAAGGTATTAGATTGGTTCCTAGAGACAGAGTGTGTGCGGTTGAAATACTGGTTGAATGCTTTGGAATGAAAAAAGGGTACATAAGAAATTCCGACAGTATGGAGATTAACGGAATACTGGAAACTATAAAGGGCTGGGAGCGGATAAGACACCCTTTGAAATACGGTGATTACGGACAGCAAAGGGGATTTAAAAAGGTGGAAAAATAAACCGACTACAAAAACTACAATCTTTTTGGAACTTTTTAAAATTAAAGGATGTAAAGAGAAAATCCAACTACAAACTCCGACTACAAAGTACCCCAAAAACTACAAAGTGGCTATTTTCTAAGGAAACTCTAAAAAATGGCACTTTGTAGTTTGTTTGGCACTTTGTAGTTGACTTTGTAGTTACTGAAACCCTTTATTAATGGTATTTAGATTATATTCAACTACAAAAACTACAATCTTTTCTATATAGAGTATAAAATAAAGGAATTAAAGAGATTAAAGGGTGTAAATACACGTATATGGAGTATATAAATCCTTTATTTAATAGTCTCTATACACGCGCGTGAAAAGTTTGTAGTTTTGTAAAAATTTGGAGGTGGAAATGTCAGAAAAAGAAATTGAAAATTATTTGGTTACGAAAATAAAAAATAAAAAAGGAATTGCATATAAATTTACGAGTCCTGGAAACTCAGGAGTACCAGACAGGCTTTGCCTACTCCCAAACGGAAAAATATTCTTTGTTGAATTGAAATCTTCAGGAAAAAAGCCGAGAGCCTTGCAAGTAAATCAGATTACAAAAATAAAGAAATTAGGGCAAAGAGTTTATGTGGTGGATTCCAAAGAAAAGGTTGATGGGGTATTGGAAACTGAACTTTCTAACTGGAAGGAGGATTAAAAATGGAGTTCAAGGCACACAATTATCAGAAATACTGCATTGAGAAAGTTATAAAAACACCAAATGTTGGACTGTTACTTGATATGGGACTGGGGAAGACAATCATAACGCTTACGGCAATTGATGAACTTAAATTTAACAGGTTTGAAGTTGACAAAGTTCTGATAATAGCACCGAAGAAGGTTGCCGAAAGCACCTGGCTTAATGAAGCGGAAAAATGGAATCATCTGAAGTACTTAAAATTTTCAAGAGTGCTAGGTTCGGAGAAGAAAAGAATAACGGCATTGAATACGCCGGCTGACATCTATGTGATAAATCGTGAAAACGTCCAGTGGCTTGTCGAGTACTATAAAAACGACTGGCCGTTTGATATGGTTGTAATTGATGAATTTTCAAGTTTTAAAAACCATGCAAGCAAAAGATTTAAAGCATTGAAACTTGTACTTGGAAAAATAGACAGGGTTGTAGGACTTACAGGTACGCCGGCACCAAACGGGTTAAAAGATATTTGGGCACAAATATACCTGCTGGACAAAGGGGAAAGACTTGGAAAGAACATAACGGCTTTTCGTGAGAGATATTTTAACTATTCAAAATATGGCGGGAACCCTTTTGGGGAATATGAGCTGAAGGAAGGATCAGACAAGTCAATTATGAACAAGATAAGCGATATATGTGTTTCAATGAAGGCGGAAGACTATCTGGAACTTCCAGACATAACCTACAATACAATTCCGGTTGAACTTGACAGCAAGTCAAGAAAGCAGTATGAAGAACTTGAGAAGAAAATGATTTTAGAGCTGAACGAGTCTGAAGAAATATCAGTTGCCAGTGCAGCGGCATTAACCGGAAAGCTGTTACAGCTTTCAAATGGTGCCATTTACGATGAAGAACGTAAAGTACATAAAATTCACAACTGCAAGATTGAACGTTTTGTGGAACTCATTGAAGAGCTTAACGGAAAACCTGCCTTAGTGTTCTACAGCTTCCAGCATGACCTGGAAAGAATAAAAAAGGCATTGGAAAAATCAAAGTTAAGAGTAAGACAGCTTAAAACTCCGGAGGATGAAAAAGACTGGAATAATGGAAAAATTGATATACTTCTGGCACATCCGGCAAGTGCTACATACGGATTAAACCTTCAGGATGGCGGAAACCACGTGATATGGTTTGGGCTTAACTGGAGCCTTGAACTTTACCAGCAGGCGAATAAAAGGCTTCACAGGCAGGGGCAGAAGGAAAAGGTTATAATCCACCACCTTGTAACAAAGGATACAAGGGACGAGGATGTAATGAAAGCCCTGCAGAGCAAAGGAGACGTTCAGGAAGAGCTTTTACAAAGCCTGAAGGCAAGAATTGAAAAATACAGGAGGTAAAATTGTGGTAACGGTTAGTGATGTAATTAAAATTAGAAAAATCAATGAGCTGCTTGATAAGTTGGAATTTTGTAAGAAACATACCAGCAAACCAGAAATAAAACTTTTTCTGATGTCCATAGAAAAACAGTATATCAGCAAAAATGAACTTACAGAGAAACAATTAAAAGCACTGGACAATATCTATAATGCTATCAAAGAGTATGAGGAAATGATATGGGATGAAGTAAGCGGTTCACATTTAGATATATACGGAAATGATTAGGGGGAAAAGAATGGAAATACTTGATGTATGTTGCGGTTCACGAATGTTTTGGTTTGATAAAAATAACAAAAGTACAGTATATATGGATAACAGGGAGTTTGAGGAAATTTTATGCGACGGGAGAAAACTAAAAGTTAATCCAGATGTAATAGGAGATTTTAGAAAAATTCCTTATCCAGATAACAAATTTCATTTGGTTGTATTTGATCCGCCGCATTTAGTTAGAGCCGGGGAAAAATCTTGGATTGCTAAAAAGTACGGGAAATTGAATCCTGAAACTTGGAAAAGTGATTTAAAGAAAGGATTTAGTGAGTGCATGAGAGTTTTAAAACCGAACGGAGTGTTGATTTTTAAATGGAACGAGGAGCAGATAAAACTGAAAAGTGTATTGGATGTGATTGATTACAAACCTTTGTTTGGAAATCGTAGAAGTAAGACACATTGGTTGGTGTTTGCAAAATTTAATGGAAATTAGGAGGAAAAATGAAGAACAAGAATTACAGTTTAAAAGATTTACAGAAAATAGGTGCGGTAAATGAAAAAGAGGTTGAGAATATGAAATTAGCAGGAGTTCAAGCCTTGAAAACATTTGATATAGATGAATTACTGAAAAGACAGGCAATGCTGGATAAGAGATTTGATGAAAAGAAAACTATCAAAGCAAGAACGGTTAAAGGTATTCAAGTTGCATTGATAACAGAAATTGGAGAACTGATTCAGGAACTTAAAAGCGAGTGGAACTACTGGAAAAACAGCACAGAAAAATTTAACAAATCAAAAGTGTTAGAAGAACTGTCGGACGTGTTGCATTTTTATCTTAGCTACATAAATGCAAAGGACGAGGAAACAAAGGGTAGAACGATACCTTTTTTAAATAACAGTTTAATCGGACACTGTAAAGAGGTATCATCAATGCAAAGTTTGGAGGATATATTGATCACGCTATCAAATTTTAGAGTATTGACCGAAAACACAATTTTGGGTAGCGTTTTGGCTATTTCAGAATATGTAGGAGCGACAGAAGAAGAATTCCTGCAAGTCCATCACGAAAAATGGCTTAAAAATATGAATGAGCGTACAAAAGAAAGCTATTAACTTATGTGTAACAAGTAAGGTGCATAAGTAAAAAATTAGGAGGAGTAATGATAAAAATTTATTTATTAGTTGCAACAATTTTTATGGAAATAATATTTATATATCTTGAACTAAATGAATTACAAAATTGGTATAAAGCAATTGAAAATCAGATGTTCAGAGATTTTAACACTAAAGAAATTCAAAGAAAATATGCGAGAAAAAAAGCAATAAAAAATATATTTAAAATATTACTGATAGGTTTTTTAGTAACATGCGGAATAGCATTTTTAAAATAACCCAGTCGTAGAAAGTCGTTTCTATTAAAAAAGAATTAGGAATGATAGAACAGGATAATGTTAATAATCCAAACCATTACAAATTGGATTGCTTGGACGTAGAAGTTATAGATGTGATAAAAGCAACTGTGAAAGATTTTAATAGTTTTTGTCACGGAAATATAATTAAATATGTGTTAAGAGCAAATAAGAAAAATGGGATTGAGGACTTCAAAAAGGCTAGGAAATATATTGATATGATGGTTCGGGAGGTGGAAGTTAATGGAAAACAGAGTGTATAAATCCATGGCTATACTAGCAATGATTATCTACATGATAATTGTGTTTAAGGAGATAGACAAAGCTAGAAATTTTTTAGAGTTGATTAAAGCACTAATTAAAAATATAGCATGTATTGGAGTTGGATGTTTTGTATTCTATATTGGAGATAAAAATTAAATTTTGGAGGGAAAATATGACAGAAATAGAAATTGACAAAATAGCGGATGAAGTGGCAAATAGAGTTGCAGAAAAATTAAGACAGGCAAATAAAATAGATAAGTATAAAGAAACAGAAGCGATGTTAAGGGCATATCCGAACTACAAAAGGATAATTGAAAAAAATAGCAGTCGTATTGACGAAATATTGAAAAATGGACTAGGAGAAACTGTAAAAATTAAAACAGGAGAGAATGTCCAAGGGGGATTAAAAAAATACGAAGGTATTCCAGAAAAAGAAATAGAAAAAATTGAGCATTTAAAATCTGAAAACTTGAAAATGGAAAAGAGAATGTTAAGAGTAGAGAACGCATTGATGAGCATTGAGGGTGATAAATATTACAATGTTATATATTTTAGGTATCTTAAAGAGTGGACGATTGAAGAAATAGCAAGAGAGTTAGGAGTGACTGAAAAAACTGTTGGGACAAACAGAACAAGACTGGTTAAAGAATTGCAGTTTAACTTGTTTCCTGAGGTACTTTTGGATTAGAGGACTTGACAAAATTACCGATAGGCTACCTTTTGGCTACCTTGACATTACCTTTTTATATGGTATAATATGTTAGAATGTGAAAAATGTAAAAGACATTTAATAAACCATTCCACTTATAAGTGTCAGTTATTTTAACTGTCAAAAGACGGTATTCTTTTTATAACCGTCTTTTTTTGTTTATAAATACTTTTTAGTATATCGCCTTGTGATTCGGCAGCCGCTTAGAATTGCAAGGTACTTTTATTTTTGAGGAGGTGGAGAACTTGACATGAAATTGACGGAGAAACAGAAAAGATTTGCAGATTATTATATTGAAACTGGAAACATAACAGAAGCAGCAGTAAAGGCGGGGTATAGTAAGAAGACAGCGAGAGTTATTGGGCAGGAAAACTTGCTTAAACCTGCTGTAAAAGGCTACATCGACGAAAAACTGGAAGCCATGCAGGATGAGAGGACGGCATCCACCAAGGAAGTGCTTGAGTTTTTGACTAAGTCGATGAGAGGGGAAATTAAAGAGGAAGTTGTCGTTGTCGAAGGAACTGGAGACGGAACAAGTGAAGCGAGAACAGTTAAGAAACAGATAGGCCTACGTGACAGGATTAAGTCAGCAGAACTGCTTGGTAAACGATACAGGCTGTTTACAGACAAAGTCGAAGTTGAAGGAGTTGTGCCTGTTATGATTGTAGGTGAGGACAGTCTTGAAGAGTAAAAAAATAAGACTTCCTGATTTAGTTGGAAAAGGGTATAAAGATTTTTGGAACTTCAAAGGAAGGTACAGAGTATGTAAAGGTAGCCGTGGGAGTAAAAAGAGCAAGACAACGGCGTTATTTTTTATTTATTCAATGATGAAGTATCCTGGGGCAAACTTGCTTGTGGTAAGAAAAGTTTATCGGACGTTAAAGGATAGCTGCTTTACAGACTTGAAATGGGCTATAAATACATTAGGGGTACAGGATTACTGGTCGGTTAAAGAAAGTCCATTGGAGATAATTTATATCCCTACTGGGCAGAAAATATTATTTAGAGGGCTGGACGATCCGCTTAAAGTTACTTCAATAACAGTTGAAACTGGAAATCTATGCTGGGCGTGGATTGAGGAAGCCTATGAGATAAATAAGGAGCAGGATTTTAATATGCTTGATGAAAGTATCAGGGGTAAAATCGAAGAGCCGCTGTATAAGCAGATTACACTCACGTTTAACCCCTGGAACGAGAAGCACTGGCTCAAAAAAAGATTTTTTGATGTTGAAGAAGAAAACATAATGGCAAAGACAACCAACTACATGTGCAATGAATGGCTTGACGAAAGTGATAAGAAACTGTTTGAGGATATGAAAAAAAATAATCCCAGACGTTATCAGGTGGCAGGGCTTGGAAACTGGGGAATTGTTGAAGGGCTTGTTTATGAGAACTGGGAAGAAAAAGAATTTGATGTCAATGAGATTTCAAAACGTAAAGGCGTGAAATCAGCTTTCGGACTAGACTTTGGGTATACCAATGACCCATCAGCGTTTTTCTGCGGGCTGATTGATGTAGCGAATAAGGAAATTTATGTGTTTGACGAGATTTACAAAAATGCAATGAAAAACCGTCAAATTGCTGAAGAGATTATCAGAAAAGGCTATGGAAAAGAAAAAATTGTGGCAGATAGTCAAGAGCCTAAGTCGATTGACGAACTTTACGATTTGGGATTGAAAGGCATAAGAAAATCAAGAAAAGGTAGGGACAGTATTAATAATGGTGTTCAATATATTCAAGATTATAAAATTATCATTCACCCTAGATGTGTGAATTTCATAACCGAAATATCAAACTACATGTGGGACAAGGACAAGTTTGACAATCCAGTCAATAAGCCTGTGGACGATTTTAACCATTTAATGGACGCAATGAGATACGCACTTGAAAGCTACTCAAAAGGCCCTACATTTTCTTTTGATTAAGGAGCAGGAAATGATTGAATTTATTAAGAAATTGTTTAGGAGAAAAGATAAGATGGGAGAGCAGAATATCAATCTTAGCGAAGTTGAGAGCATTATAATGTGGCATTTTGCAAGTCAGAAATATAGGGAAATGAAAGACGGAAACAACTATTATCGTGGAAGGCACGATATTCTTTCAAGGCAAAGAACGGCAATTGGGGAAGACGGTAAATTGACAATAGTCGAAAACTTGCCCAACAATAGAATTGTCGATAACCAGTATAAAAAACTGGTCAAGCAGAAAGTAAATTACATAATTTCCAAAACCCCAAGTATCAAAAGCGAGAACAAGGAATATGATGACAAACTGAATGAGCTGTTTGATAAGAATTTTCTTAAAACATTGAAAAGAGTAACCACCGACGTCTATAACAATGGACTTGGGTGGTTATTTTTGTATGTGGATGAAACAGGAAATTTAAGATTTAAAAGGTTAAACTCAGTTGAAGTTATCCCTGTGTGGCTTGATAATGAACACGAAGAACTTGACTACGCAATAAGAGTATACAGCCGAGAGCTTTATAAAAATGGAACTTATAATACTGAAAATTACGTTGAGACTTATAGAAAGACTGGCGTAGAGTATTACAAAATGAATAATGCAAAACTTACAGCAGTTGAAAAAAAAGCATACCTAAGTGTTGATGACAAACCTTATAACTGGCAGAAAATACCGCTTATATGCTTCAAGGCAGATGAGCTGGAACAACCCCTGCTTAAAAGAGTAAAATCGCTACAGGACGCTTTAAACACGCTTATAAGTGATTTCATGAATAACATGCAGGAAGACAGCAGGAATACGATTTTAATCATTAAAAATTATGACGGTGAAAATTTAGGCGAGTTTAGGAGAAACCTTTCCACGTTTGGAGCGGTTAAAGTTCGGGAAGACGGGGAAGTTTCAAGTTTACAGGTTGAAGTGAACGCCAGCAACTATGAAAGTATTGTGAAGCTGTTGAAAAAAACCATAATTGAAAACGGTGGCGGATTCGACAGCAAGGCGGACACTCTTGGAAATAATCCAAATCAGCTTAATATACGTTCAATGTATTCAGATATAGATTTGGAAGCAAATGACTTTGAAACTGAGTTCCAGGCAAGTTTTGAAGAAATGATATGGTTTGTGGCAAATCATTTAAAGAACACAGGTCAGGGCGACTTTATCAAGGAAAAAGTGGAGGTTGTACTTAACAGGGATATACTTGTGAATGAAAGTCAGGCTATTTCAGATATTAGAAATTCAGTAGGAATAATTTCAGAAGAAACACTTGTTGCACAGCACCCTTGGGTAACTGATGTTCAGGAAGAGCTTGCAAGAATTAAGAAAGAGAAATCGGAACATCAGATACAGGAACAGACTGATTACGCTAATTTTGATGACAAACATAACCACAATGGTGATTTAAATGAGTGATTATTGGAAAGACAGATTTGTTGAGGAAGAAAGCCGAGTTAATCAAATGGCTGGAAAAGAGATAAAGAAACAGCAGGCTGAATATGACAAGGCAATCACTAGGATAAATCAGGATATTGAAGTCTGGTACAACAGGATTGCCAAAAATAACGATGTGTCACTAGCGAACGCAAAGCAAATGCTTAACAAGAAGGAACGCAAAGAGTTTAAGTGGACTGTAGAAGATTATATCAAAAAAGGTTCAGGAGAAGACAGTTTGAAGTTTGTAAAAGAACTTGAAAATGCAAGTGCCAAGTATCATATAGAGAGATTGGAAGCTATGAAGCTTCAGGTACGCGCTGAAATAGAAAAGCTGTATAATGATAACGGCAATGGATTTAAAAATTATCTAGGCAACTTATATGAGGATCAGTATAACCATACGTTTTTTGAAATTGCCAAAGGTACAGGGATGGGCATAGGTTCAAATATGTATAAGTTGAATGATAAATTAGTAAATACTGTTATTTCTAACCCTTGGGCTTCAGACGGAAAACATTTTTCAGACAGGGTATGGGAAGACAAGGAAAAGCTTCTGAATACACTGCATACTGAAATGACACAGGCTTTTATTCGTGGGGATAAACTTGATACATTAATAGAAAAAGTTGTTAAAAGAATGAATGCAAGCAGGAGTAATGTAGCAAGGCTTGTCTATACTGAAAGTGCCGCCTATGCTTCTAAAGCTAGAATTAAGACTTATGAAGATTTGAATATTGAACGTTATGAAATTGTTGCAACTCTTGACAGCAGGACTTCCGAGATTTGCCAGGGGCTTGACGGTAAAGTGTTCAAGTTTAATGATTATGAGATTGGCACAACTGCTCCGCCATTTCACGTCAACTGCAGGACAACTACAGCACCATATTTTGAAGATGGGGAGGAAGAGAAACGTGCTGCAAGGGATAAAGATGGAAAAACTTATTATGTTCCAAGTGACATGACTTATAAGGAGTGGAAAAGCAGGCATGCTATTGAAAACTCGAAAAATAAAACAATAAAAGTTCCTGAAGGGCGGTATAGACTACTTGGAAATATCAAAGATACAAGGTATAATAATGTTGAAGAGCTTTTGGAAAAGTATGAGCGAAAAATATTTAAAAATGCCTATGAAAGTGCAATGGTTGTAACTGAGCGTGGAGAAATATATGTTATAAAAGGAGACAGCAATTCACTGCCAGTACACAAGATTGAAACGATTCCTTTTGTGAATGCTTCCATAACGCACAATCATCCGAAAGGGTTGCACGAATGGGGATTCAGTGGCGGAGATTTCGATATATTTAGAAACAATAATTTTAAGTATATGAGAGCAATTGATGAAAAATACATACATGAATTGGATTCGGAAATTTATGACGTCGAAAAATATTTGGAAGAGATAGAAGATTACATTAAGAAACCTAATGAGCTTTTAAAACTTGATGATGAAGAAAGAAATAGAGTGTTGCAGATGTATTTGGCTTCAGAAAAAAAATTAAGGTACAGGAGGTTCACTCATGGATATTAAAAATACAACATTTTACAAAAATTACATAAAAAATAGAGAAGAACTTAGAGATTTGATGAAAAGAAAAAAAGATGGTCAAGTAGATAAAGACGAATACATAAGGAAACATATGGAGTTAGATTCATACGATTTTATATTCTCAGAATTAAAAAAATCTATAGAGTTAGGCGAACAAATAGAATTAGCTGATTTTTTCAAAGAATACGAAGAAGAAAAAATAAGAGAGGAAATATCAAAACTTCGCCAAGAGATAGGGTTGTTAATAGTTTAATTATAATTAATCACGATTATTAATTTAGTCGTGATTTTTTTTGTCTAAGGAGAAAAAATGAAACTGAATATGAAGTTGGTACAGAATATATTGGAGTATCTTGAGAGTGATGGACATCCGTATATTTTTGAGAAGAGTTACACTGATGATTTTAGTAATAGAAAAGAGGCATTGGGGGATTTTACTTATGAAGAAATAAAATATCACACAGTATTATTAGGTGAAGGAGGTTATGTTAAAACAATAGATCATATAGGCGTTGAAGACTATACGTTACCTGAAAGACTTACGATGAAAGGACATTTGTATTTAAAAGAAATTAGGAGGAATAATGAAAATATTTATAAGTCAACCGATGAGAAATAAGAGCCACGCTAACATAGAGCAGGAAAGAGAAGAGATAGATAGCCGATTGAAAGAAGAGTATGGGGAAATAGAGGTTATAGACTCAGTTTTTCCGATGATAACGGGTAAAAGAAATAGTTCCTTGCGATACTTAGCGAAGTCTCTGGAATTAATGTGCGATGCAGATATAGTGGTTTTTGCACAAGGCTATGAATATGCCAGAGGGTGTAAAATTGAATATGAATGTGCTGTTAATTATGGACTAGCAGTAAAAATTTTATAAAAAAAATCGCCTTTTTAGAATTTGCAGGCGTAAAAGAACAAATCAGAAAAAATAATCTCGTTGGCATACAACGTAAAAAATGAACAGGAGTGAGTAGATTATGAACAAAGAAGATTTGTTAAAATTAGGTCTGTCAGAAGAGCAGGCAGAAAAGGTGCTGTCAGCAAATGCGGAACAGTTGAAAGGGTTTATTCCAAAATCAAGATTTGATGAAGTGAATAACACAAAAAAACAACTGGAGAAGGATTTGAAGGACAGAGATGTGCAGCTTGAAAATTTAAAGAATAGTTCAGGGGATTTGGAAACAATGAAGCAGACTATTGAGAACCTGCAAAGGGACAATAAGGCTGCTAAAGATAATTTTGACGCTGAACTTGCCAAATTTAAACTGGAAAGTGCAATTGACAACACTTTGCTGAGTTCAAATGCTATTAATACTAAAGCAGTTAAGGCTTTGCTTGACATGGGTAAAATTAAACTGGATGGCGAAGTTCTGATTGGTATTAATGAACAGATAGAGGCTTTGAAAACTGCTGAAGACAGCAAGATGCTATTTAAAACGGCAGAATCAAAACCGAAAGAGCCTAACTTTTCAGGAGTTAAACCTGGAGAAGGGAATACAGGTACAGAAGGTGCAAACCAAACAAAATCATTAGGGGACGCCATAATGGCAAGACTGATGGTAAATAAAAATGAATAATAGGAGGTGGCTTATATGCCAATAACATTAGCAGAAGCTAAAAAGAACGTACAGGATGATTTGCAGATTGGAGTAATTGATGAATTTGCAAAAAGTAATTTTATTATGAGCAACATACCGTTTGACAACGTGGTATCGCCTACTGGTGGAGGAACTACAATGACTTATGGGTATACAAGGTTGAAAACTCAACCAACTGCTGACTTTAGGGAAGTCAATCAGGAGTACACACCTGCAGAAGTTTCCAAAGAGAGACATAATGTAGACTTAAAAATCTTTGGGGGATCATTCCAGATTGATAGAATTATTGCAGATATGGGCGGAATTGTTTCAGAAGTTCAACTGCAAATGACTCAAAAAATTAAAGCGGCGTCAGCGTTATTTAATGACACAGTTATCAATGGGGATTCAGGAGTAAATGCGAAAGCGTTTGACGGATTAGAAAAAGCAGTTACAGGAAGTACAACTGAATTTATTCCAACGGCAGCAATTGACTTATCAGACTCAGCAGCGGTAGACACAAACTATAAACTGTTTTTAGACTTGTTAGATGAGTTTTTAATGGGATTAGATGGGACGCCATCAATGTTAGCTGGGAACACAAAGCTGATTGCCAGATTAAGAGCCTGTGCAAGACGTTCAGCCCAATACACTGTTACAATGAATGAATTTGGACAGCAGGTTGAAAGATACGGAGCAATTCCATTTGTTGACTTGGGAACTAAGGCAGGGACTAATGACCCAGTTTCAATAATAAATGGACAAGGGGAAACTTCTTTATATGCTGTAAGATTTGGTATGGATGGATTCCATGGAGTTGCACCTACAGGAAACGCTTTAATCAAATCGTGGTTACCTGACTATAAAACAGCTGGTGCAGTAAAAACAGGAGAAGTGGAAATGGTTGCAGCAGTTGCGTTAAAAGCCACGAAAGCTGCAGGAATTTTCAGAAAAATCAAGGTTAAATAGGAGGATTTTGTATGGCTGTTAAAATATACGCACCAAATGAAGATTATTCAGGAAGTAGTGCTGGAGTAACTTTTGTAAATGGAGTTGGAGAAACGGACAACCCGCATTTGATTGAATGGTTTAAGGATCATGGATACAAAGTGGACGAAGAAAGCATTGATTCTGAAGAAAAAACTAAGAAAACTAAAAAATAGGTGGTAGCCATGGATTATATCACAGACATCAGGGAAGATGTAAAAAAATATTTAAAGTCGCTGGGTTACGAAGTTGTAGATGGCGACTTATTTTTATTAGACAATTCCATTCAGACAGTAAAGTATTACATCTGTAATAAAACTAATCAAAAGAAAGTTCCTGAAGGATTAAAATATGTTTGGATAAACAGGAGTGCGGCTGAGTTTTTGAACTTCAAATTGAAGTTAAACCAGCTTAATATTCCTGGATTAAACTTTAACCGAATAGCGAAAGAGATAACGGAGGGAGAAACTAAAGTAGTCTTTGAGGACAGTAAGACCACAGGAGATAAATTTGAAGTGTTTTTATCAATGCTTTTAGCTTATGGAGAAAGCGAGATACTCAAGTACAGGAGGCTGGTATGGTAAGTGAAATTTTAAAAAGTGCAAGAGAAGCGATACATTCGATGTGGGACGGGCTGTGTACTGCTTTTGAAAATAAGAAATCAAAAGACAAGTATGGAATAGTAAGTTCTGAAAAAGTGGAAATATGCAAGAATGAGCCTTGCCGTCTGAGTTTCAAAAATATCAGCCAAGCAGAACAGACAGAACTGGGAGCCAATGTTTCTCAAGTTGTTAAACTATTTATTTCTCCGGAAGTATACATTCCTCCGGGAAGTACAATTGAAGTTACTCAAAATAACGTGACAAGGAAATATAAGCACAGCGGAATATCAGCAGTTTACACAAATCATCAGGAAATTATACTTGAAGCAGAACAGGAGAAGGCATAATGGCAAGTTCAAAGATAAAGGTGCAGTTTGATGGGCTGAAGGAGTTCAAAAAAATAATTGAAGAGATGGAGAAGGAAAAGGAGCAGTTAATGATTGACACAATAAAAGAATTGGCTGGTAGACTTCTACGCAAAGTAATTAAAAGGACACCTGTAAGCTCTCCAAACTTTGGAATTGCTACCTATAAGAGAGACAATAAGAAAAAGGGTATAAAAAAGGGTGATACCATATACGATAAGAAAGGCAGAGCTAGAGTTCTAAAAACCAAGACAGTTTCATATAAAAAAGATGGTAAAACAATCTCTAAAACATATGGTGGACAAGGCGGAACTCTAAGAAAAAACTGGACTGTATCTGATGTAAGAAAAAATGGTGGGAATTACGAAATAGAAGTTTCAAACTCTACTGAATACGCTAGTTATGTTGAATTTGGGCATAGGCAGACACCAGGAAGATTTGTTCCTGCTATTGGGAAGAGATTAAAAAAGTCTTGGGTAAAAGGTAAATTTATGCTCACGATTTCCGAAAGCGAACTGCAAAAGCAAGCTCCAGCTGTTATTGAGAAGAAGATTACTGAATGG